TTGGAGATTTTAAATTATGGCAATGATGAAAGGTGGAAATTATGTTCCTGGTAAACCAAAGAAGACACGTCAAGGAAGATCTGTAAATACCCTTCTTTCGGCAACTTCTCGTAATAAACCAAAAAAGCGTTATAGGGGTCAAGGTAAATGAGTTATCATCTCACAGTGTCTGATGAATGGTCTTCGGTACATCCAGAAGACCTGTGGGTTTATAATAAATTACAACTAAGCCAGGTGTTAGGTTATACTTGTGGTCCAGCTGGACTAGAAGTTCCTAACCCTGGTTTTTATGTTATTCGACCCGCAATTAATTTTATGGGGATGGGTAGATATAGTCGAGTAGAAGAAATAAGAAAGAGTACAGAACATATACATCCTGGATCATTTTGGTGTGAAGTATTTGAAGGAGAACATCTCTCAGTAGATTTCCAGAATAAGGAACCAAAATTGATTGTAAAGGGAAATAGAAATGAAATGGATAAACCATACCGATGGAGTCTTTGGGAGACCGTAGAGAGGGTTGTAGAGTTCCCTGAGGTATTAAATGATATTGCCACTCGATATGAATGGATTAATTGTGAATTTATTGGTGGTAAGTTAATTGAGGTTCACCTTAGAAGGAATCCAGATTTCAGACATAACAACACGATAGCAATTCCTGTATGGAAAGATCAAAAGGTTCCAGAGTTAGACGAATCTTGTGGTTATACCTACATAGATGATAAAGACTATCGTCGTAAGGGATTCATTGTAAATGGAAAATAATCAAGACAATATGCTTCGTGAGATTAATAATGACAATCTCACACCAAAGAAAAAGAAACTGATCAATGAAGATGGTTTCTTTGAGGTCACAGAAGATTGTTCACATCCTGATCATGTGTGTAAATGTGGTCAACAAGTTTTAAACGAATTCTGAAAATACTGTCTAAATAATGACAGTATTCCTGTATTACTGTGCCAGTCCAAAGGGTTAGTCAAGGATTTAAAGACATCAGTGCCTCATTTCAGATTAACCCTCTGAATAATGATTTGATTGTAATTAAAAATGAAACTGCAATTGCAAGATCTGTTCGTAACTTAATTCTTACAAAAAGAGGTGAAAGACCATTTGCACCAAACTTAGGATCAGGTGTCAGTGATCTTCTTTTTGAGAATATTGATAAACAGACTGCTAGTGTGATTCGTGATGAGATTATATTAACAATTGAAAACTACGAACCAAGAGTTCAGATCATTGAAGTTATAGTTAAACCAAACTATGATGAGGGTGCTATGGATTGTAGTATTCAATATGAGATTGTTGGTATAGATGTTCCAGCACAGGAATTAACGTTAGCATTAGAACCCACTAGGTAAATGCCTTTAGTCAATTTCAGTAACTTAGATTTTGATCAGATAAAGACTTCGATTAAGGATTACCTTAAAGCGAATTCAAACTTTACTGATTATGATTTTGAAGGGTCAAACCTTTCAACCATTATCGATGTGTTAGCCTATAACACATATATTACTTCATACAATGCCAATATGGTATCGAATGAGGTATTCATTGATAGTGCAACATTAAGAGAGAATGTTGTATCACTTGCAAGAAATATTGGATATCTACCTAGATCTAGAAAAGCGTCAAAGGCAAATATTAGTTTTAATGTTGATGCAAGAGATATATCTGCATCATCAATCACACTGAAAGCTGGTCTTGTTGTAACAACCAATGCAAGATTTTCAAGTGTAAGTTATTCATTTATTATTACAGAAGACATTACTGTTCCAGTTGATTCTACTGGTTTTGCTAATTTTGATAATATTGATGTATATGAAGGAACATATATCACTCAATCATTTACTGTAAGTTCTAGACTCCCCAACCAGAAGTTTATTCTTTCTAACCCAGGTATTGATACAGATCTTGTAAAGGTAGTTGTAAGAGATTCTGAAACATCTACAGTTTCAAGGAAGTTCAATCAATCAGATAGTTTATTCAATATCAATTCATTATCACCAATTTACTTCCTTCAAGAAATTTCTGATGAGAGATATGAACTTTTATTTGGTGATGGTATTTTTGGAACAAAATTAGAAGAACCGAATTATATTGTTGTCAACTATGCTGTCTGTTCTGGACCTGAGGCTGATAACCTGGAGAATTTTAGATTTACTGGTAGTTTAGTTACCAACAATAATGTTGTTGTCAATAGTGGTATTTCCCTCATAACCACAAACATTCCATCATATGGTGGAAAGGATATTGAATCAACACAATCTATCAAAAAATATTCAACACAAATCTATTCTTCACAGAATAGAGCTGTTACTGCTTCAGATTATGAAGCCATTGTACCTAAACTCTATCCAGAAACTGAATCAGTATCTGCCTTTGGTGGTGAGGTATTGACCCCACCAGTTTATGGAAAGGTTTTTGTAAGTGTGAAACCACAGAATGGTGTATATCTTTCTGACAATATCAAAGAGAATCTTGTAAATGATCTTAAAAAATATTCTGTTGTCGGAATTGTACCAGAAATTGTTGATCTAAAGTATCTTTATATTGAAACCAAGTCAAGTGTATATTACAATACAAATCTTGCACCATCATCAGATCTTTTAAAGACACTTATTACAAATAACATTGAAACATATTCAGATAGTAAAGGATTGAATATGTTTGGTGCTAGATTCAAATATAGTAAATTCCAAAAGATCATTGATGATAGTCATGAGGCCATAACTTCTAATATCACTACAGTGACCATGAGAAGGGATTTGGAACCTGTGTTAAATAGTTTTACTGAATATGAGATTTGTTTTGGAAACCGTTTCCACATTAAGAGTGAAACTGGTTTTAATATCAAATCATCTGGTTTCAAGGTAAGTGGAATTAACGATACTGTTTATCTTGGTGACCTTCCAAACAGTAATATGACGACAGGATCTATTTTCCTGTTTAAGTTAAATTCTCCCACAGAACCTGTAATTCTCAAGAGAGGAATTGGAACCATTGATTATATTAAGGGTGAAATTAAATTGAATCCTATTAATATTATTTCGACATCAGTATTCAGAAACATCTCATTGATTGAGATTTCATCAATACCATATTCAAATGATGTTCTTGGATATCAGGATCTTTACTTACAGTTAGACACATCTAACACCACTGTTGATATGGTCCAAGATAATATTTCATCAGGTAATGATGTTTCAGGTTCAAATTATCAAGTTACATCAAGTTTCATAAACGGCTCTCTTACCAGATAATAAAGAATGTCAGTAGATAGAATTAAATTCCAGAATATTGTCGAGAGTCAAGTTCCCGACTATGTTAGAGACGATTTTCCTCTACTTGTTGAGTTCTTAAAACAGTATTATGTCTCACAAGAGAATGAAAGTGGGACATATGATCTGATTCAAAACATAGATCAATATGTAAAGGTTGATGAATTATCCAATTTAGTAACTTCTACAGTTCTTTCTGATAACGTATCTTATACAGATACTACCATTAGAACTGCTTCTACTGGTAATTTTACTGATGGATTCCCAAATAGAGATGGTTTAATCCAAATTGACAGTGAAATTATCTACTATGAGTACAAAACAGACACTACTTTTGAAAATTGTAGTAGAGGATTTAGTGCTGTAACCTCTTATGAGAGTACAAACGCTCCAGATGAGTTAGTTTTTACTGAATCAGAGGCAGATACTCACACTTCTGGTGCAGAAATTAAGAATTTAAACAATATTTTCTTACAAGAATTCTTTAAAAAGATAAAAAATCAGTTTGTTCCTGGTTTTTCAGAGAGAACTTTATATTCTGACCTTGATCAGAGGAATTTTGTCTTCGGTGCAGACAGTTTTTATAAGTCAAAAGGTACGGACAGGTCTTTTGAGATTCTTTTTAGGGCTCTCTATGGTAAAGATGTAGAAGTTATAAGACCAAGTGAGTTTCTTTTAAGACCTTCTAGTGGAAATTATAAGGTAACTAACGATATTGTCGTAGAACAATACCTTGGAGACCCTTTGGATCTGAAAAATAGGACACTTTTTCAGGATTCTACAGGATCAAGAGGTTCTATTAGTAATGTAAGACCAGTTTCATACAATGAAAAGACTTATTATCAGGTAAGTGTTGACTATGGTTATCAAAGAGATATTGATACTAGAGGTTCTATTTTTAGTGAATTCAAACCAAACAGTAAAACAAGGGTTTTGAACAGTGTTTCTGTTGGTTCTTCTGTTATTGAAGTAGATTCAACTATTGGTTTTTCTGAAACTGGAAGTTTAGACACCAAAGATATTGATAATAATCCTGTCACTATCACTTATAGTGGTAAAAATGACAACCAATTCTTCAATGTGATTGGTGTAATCAAAGAAATTCCTAGATCAGAGGAGATTTCTAGTTCTGAAGTTGCATATGCTTACGTTAATAGAGACTCTCAACAAAAAATTGAGGTAAAAATTAGTTCTGCACTGAAAAATATCACCTTTAACGATAAAAATAACTCTCTTAGGACTGGTGATACTATCAAAGTTCAGTCTCTGGGAACTGAAATCAATACTGAAAAGACAAGAAATTGGATTCCAAACCTCAAAATTCATTGGAAAGTTAAATCACTCACTTTAATTGATAGTGTAGAGAGGGTATACAATGTTGTTGTTGAAAAAGATACTTTCTTAAAATCAGGTTTTGAAGTTACTCTTAGAGATTCGGATAATAATTTAAATATTAATGCGAATGTAAAATCAGTTTTTTCTAAAACAGAGTTTTCTATTAAAACTGAAAGTCTAGTTGATCTTCGTAGAGAATATGTTGTAGAAAATCAAACTCTACATACAAATTCATCAACATATTCGTATCTGGATAAGTACATTACTAACGTTCAGAACACTTATTCTAAATTTAATGGTGATCTTCTTGTATCATCTAACTCTATTCCAACATACAAGGGTATTGAAACAAATCCATATAACAGATCATTTCTTTTTACTGGATCAGCAACTAATAATATTATCCAATTAGTCAATTCTGGTGATCATGGTTTCTTCACTGGTGATGCAATTTATTATAACCCAGGTGTAACTACTACCACAACAACAGATACTGATGGTAACCAAATTGTTATAGAAACTCTGAGTTCCTTTACTGGGGTTAATGAAGGTGTTTATTATGTAAAGAGAGTTAATGAAATTAGTATTAAACTTTCTAAGAGTAGATCAGATATTTTTGAGGATAAGTACATTTCACTTGGTGGAAGTGTAACAGACGTTACATTTACATATTTCAAATACTATAACAAACCATTTGGACCACAATCAATTTATAGGAGTGTATTAACTCCTGTAAATGAAACTGGATTTAAGAAAACAATTCCAGGATACACTGGTATTCTTATTAATGGTGTGGAGATCTTAAATTACAAGTCTCCCAATAAA